TACTAAGATTTTTATCATTCCAATTATGAGTTATTTGAAATTTGCCCTCAGCTATTAAATTATCAACATCATCTCTATTAAATTTTTGCATACAAAATAATTTGATATTTTTCATATAGTCTTTTTTCCAGTCTTCTTCTGTTGCTACATCTATAATATCAAAAATTTGTTTTTTTTCATCATCAGCAATAAAGTTTTCAATTACAAGAATATCTTCATATATCTCATTAATATGAAAACCTTGATTTTTTAATTCTAACTTAAGACTTTCAAACACTTATAGTTCCTCTATTTTATACTTATTTCCTTTTTCATCAATTTTGTATCCCTCTTTTAAAATATTTTGCCACTCCTCTTTTTCAATTTTTTGTGCATCTCTAATTTTTTGCATTTCTTCTTTCCAACTTTCCCTAAGATCTTCTGGATAATCACTTTCTTCTCTATCATCCCAAAATGATCCTAGTGTATATCTAACACCCTTTGTAATCATTGTAACTTCGTGCATATTATTATGGCTTCCATTAAAAGCAGCAAGAAGTCCTGTTTGTGGTTTTATCTCTACATCTCTATCAGGAAATTTTAAAAGACCACCTTCAAAATTATCGTTTAAATATAAAAATGCAGCATATCTGCTTCTTTCAAATGGTCCAAAATTTCCATGCTCATCAGTATTATCAGAATGAAGTCTTGCATATGCTCCTGGCTCCCATTTTTGAGTATGGTATCCAATCTGAACAACCTTTTCTTCTGGTATATCATGAACAGATGCAACAGCTTTAATAATTCCAGATTTTATATCCGAAAATATAGTTGAAGAAAGTCCTGCCTGCTCTAGTTCGGGATCATCATCTTGTGGCAAAACTGATGAGTATGATTCATAAAAAGATATTGGCATCCAAGAAATTTTTTCAGATTTAACTTGAAGTTCTAGTGCATCTATTACTTTTTTAGACTCTTCTTCCGTTAAAAAATTTTCATAAATTACCAAGTCTTCATTAATTCTTTTTTTATTGTTTAGATTCATGGTTTTTTGTCTCCAGTGTGTTTTAAAATTGTCCAGAAAAATGGACATGTATATCTTATACCACTTTTAATTTCCGTTACACCGTGTATAAAATTTTTATCCCCTGGAAAAAAATAGGCTGCTCCTTTTTTAGGTTTAAACTTTACATCCTGTAATGGAAAGTATAGCTCTCCACCTTCGTAGTCATCATTTAAATAAAATAAACTTGAAAGATCATAATATGGAAAGTCATTTGGAAGCCCCGCATCTGGACCTTCGTGTAACTCTTTATCTGCATGAGGATTTTGAAACTGTCCAGGTAGCCATCTAACGATGGTTTGCCCTGTAGGTTCTACTTCAACTTTATAAAAATCTTCAATTATTGGCTTAAGCCTTTGAAAAAGACCTTCTATAACTGGTCCAATTTTAGGATCATTTTTATCTAATGACGGTCTAGTTGCAACCCTATCTTTCCAATAATTTGCATCATATATGACAGTTCCATTTTCATTAGTATGTGTTTCTGTTATATCCCATATTGTAATTGATTTTGCAGCATTTTCTAAAAAAATTATTTCTTCTTGAGTCATAAAATTTTCTAGCTCTATAATCATATCTTTGCTAGTTCCGAAAAATCCTGATGGTGTAATAGATTCTTTTTTATTTATATCTTTATTTGTTATTTCATTCATAATAATATTATATCACCACCGATCTATTTCTATTATCTTGAACAGATAATCTTAAAGCTTTTGTTTCATGCTGCCCCAAAACTTCACCCTTTTCATTTACAGCATTTCTATACCAGTCTGTCCACTGTCCTGACTGATTTATTTCTTGTGCTGCAACTCCATAAGAAAGATTTGCTTTATGACGCTCATTGTTGACATCAACATAGTCTATAATATTAATAGAGGTATTGTCCATATCCGTAAGAGATATAGGAATTATAGTTGCTATTGGACTTCCTGCTGTTATTACTATTTCTTTATTTGGAATCTTACATTTAATAGCTAAAGGAAAATCATTGTCTAACCAAGAAGTACTTATTAATGAAGACATTGTTTCAAAATTTTCATTAAATAAATTAACTGGATTGATTGTAAGCATACTAATGTTTTTGTCTGTTCTAAAAATTAACCCTGTATTAAAACTAATTGTAGATTGCCCTCTACCTGTATATGCAAAATTACTACCTTTTAAAATTTTAACATTATCAGAAGATGTGTCATTAATGCCATTCCAGATAAAAGATATATCCTCATCGCTATAAAGGTACCAACCGACCATATTTGCCTGAGTTACTGGAAAACATCTATAAGCATGTTTGTCTGGTGTTTGATCCATCCAGTCTCTTTTTATAGACATTGGAGCAATATCTATATGTGAACCTATAGTTTTTTCAACAGAAATATTTAACATTAATCCTCATCTGGTTGATACATTTCATTTGTATGAAATTTTTTATTATAATCTAACATAGTTACTATTGAATATTTAGTGCCATTCCTAACTGGCATAGCTCTATGTGGATACATATAGTTTGATGGAAAAATAAATAAATCTCCAGCTTTAGGCTTAACATTTAAATTTTGTAATCTAAAATAAAGCTCTCCGCCATCATAGTCATCATTAATATATGCTACTAAAGAAACTGTACAGTTATAAGAGAATCCATGATCGTGGTGCTCCATAAAGTGATGGCCTGGCTCATATTTAACAAAATTAAATGCTTCCCAATATTTTAACTCCATGATGTTAAAATCTCTACAGTAGTCTTGTACTGCTGGAAGTTCGGCATCAAAAACATCCTGCCAAATATTTTGTAGAGCAATAGAGTTTTCACTTTTATCGTGTTCTAAATGTTCCTTTTTAAATTTAAAATCAACGCAATCTCTATAGTCTGGCATAAGCTGTCTATAACCAACAAAAGCTGGCTGCCATCCAAATAAATTTGATGGACTCTTGTCTGATAAAACTGACTCTAATCTATCAATTATATTAAAATCTTTTTTAATGATATTGCCATATCTATAAATACCATTTCCAAGATTTTCTTTTTCTGTCCAAGTTATCATGATTACCCCTTATTTATATTCTCTTCTAGTCCAAACTTTATTTTTATATACGCCACCATCTGGTTGACGATAAAACTTCATGTTTTCCACCATTTTACCATAAATTTCTTGTTGCTGTTGAAATTCTATTTGATGCTCCCAGTTTTCTCTTTTAAATGGCAGTATCTGCATATATGGAGTTCCAGCTGGAATTATACCTTCCCACCCATTAATAATAAAAAATGGAAATGTTCCAGATAGATGAACTTTATCGTTATCTACTATTCCTGTAGTATTTAAAAACGGTAAATCAAATCTATTCATTGGAGTCATATATAATGCGCTGTAACCTTCAGGAAGTTCAATGCCCCAGTCTGGATACCAAGCAAAATGTTCTTCATAATATCCATCTGGATGTCTAAATTGTGCCATTGGCATTCTTGATGTACAAAAATCTTTATGCCTTTGATCTTCTATGCTTACGTCAATTCTGCCATAAGAATTTTTAAAAAATTTAATATCGCATGGAGTTTTTAATACATAGCCAGTTGTAAATGCATCCATTAATGCTGGACAAGCTTTCCAGGTTGGTATTTTTCCATAATCATCGGATGTTCCTTCTTTGGGAAATGGACATATATTTTTAGGAGCTCTATAGTATTCATTAGTGGCTGGATCTTTAGCAAATCTATCAGCCTCTTTATACCAATCAGGTATCGTGTTTTGTGTAGGAGATGGCACAGATTTACTTTCACTACTAAGCCAAGATCTATATGATTTAAAGAAAATTAAATTATTTCCTATCAATTGTTTTCCTTATGATACAAATCATTATAGTCTGTCATGATAACAACAGAATATTTTATTCCAGATCTTACTTCTAAAGATGCATGTTCATAAACAAAATTTGATGGAAATAAAACAATATCTCCAGCTTTAGGTTTAACCACAATACCATGTCTGATAAACTCTAATTCTCCACCGTCATAATCATCATTTAAGTAAACAACAGCTGATATGGTGCATGTATAGTACGGGCCATGATCTGCATGAATTTTAAAATATTTTCCTGGCATATATTTTACAAAATTAAATGCTTCTTTGTAATGCATTTTTAAATGCCACAAAGACTCATAATGTCTTAAACATTTATCTAAGGCATTTTCTACCTTATTATGGCACTCTTTTAATATTTCATTATATGGTATATACCTTCCAAGCTCTTCTTTTTTGTATTTTAAATCAACACAGTTTCTTACATTATTATTGTCTTGACTTTCATTAACTTGAGCACCAGACCATTTAATACCAGGAATGTCTTTAGATATTTCATTTTCTAAGCCGTCAATAATATATTTGCATTCTTCCTTTGTTAGAGCATTTTCATATAGGTGAATACCATAGTCTAAATTTTTTGCAATTATTCCGTCTTGTAAATAAACATCTTCAAGTCTTTTACCAGTTTTTTCTAACCTTGGAAGAGTGGTCCAATCCACAAAATACCCCTTAATAGTTTTTAACTATTATACACTATTTAGCAGGGTTTGTAAAGTTAGAGCCATCCCAAATAGATCCAAATCCAGCATTTTTCCCTGGATAAAGTGGAATAACAATGCACTCACTAGAAAATGCTGAATTATAAAGATCATAATATTCGCTATCTTTAGCAGTTGTAACTATTCCATACGCTTTATTATTATTTACTAAAAACCAATGTGGTCGTTCATCAAGGTCAGTATTGTTAAGATCATTTAAAAAACTACTAGATCTTTCTATAAATAAACTAAAATCTAAATCTTGTGTTCTATCATATTTTATAAAAACGTGTTCTTTATCAATACAATAAAGCCAGTTTCTACTAATTTCATTTTCTATATAAAATTCAATAACATCAAAAACTTCATATAGACTATCTTCAATTTTTGTTCCTAAAAGTAATTTTTTTGGAATTAACATTTTTATCTATCCCGTACATCTATTTAGTGGTCTACACAGGTATCCTGGCGGACATGCTGGTGAGCAAAATGCTGGGAAAGTTGGTCCAAATGATGGCGGAAAGAAAGGTGGGAAGAACGGTGGGAAGAACGGTGGGAAGAACGGTGGGAAGAATGGGAAATATGGTGGGAAGAATGGGAAATATGGTGGGAAGAATGGAAAGTATGGAGGGAAGAATGGCGGAAAGAATGGTGGAGCAACTGGTGTAACAGAATTTGATGCTGAAGATTCGTCTGATCTTGAAATAAGTGTTGCTCCATTATAATTTGCCAAAGAAACCGTAAAGGTATAAGCAGTTCCATTTGTAAGACCAGTTACTGTTATTGGTGATGAAGTTCCAGTTGCAGAAATTGATCCAGGTGAAGATATTACCCTATATTCCGTGCCAGAAGGTTTTCCTAAAAACGATGGTGCTGTAAAAGTAACTGATGCCTGAGCATTTCCTGCAGTTGCTGTTCCAATAGTTGGTGCAGCTGGTTTTCGTCCTCCAGAGGAACCTGTTCCAAATAGGTCTAGACCCATGTTATAGCCTTCCCACGATCAATGTAACATAATTATATACTATTATTTTAAATTTTTTAAAAACTAAGATACAGAAATAAGCACTGATTTTAAAATAGCAATAGAATCATGGTCTGCCCTTATTTCAGGACATATTCCAGAATTTTGAGCAATATGACTGTCTATCACAAGTTTGTGCTGTAAAGAAATATCATAAGTAAATTGATATTTTAATATTCCAGCATATGAAGTGGGGTAACTATTGTGTCCTTCAATATATGATCTATACCATAGTTCTGTATTATTTTGTAATGTTGTAATTTCAAGATTATATGTAATATCAACAATAGCTCCAATTTTTAAACCTTTTAAGTTTATTTTTTGAGCAACATCTATCCACAAAGAAACGGAGTCTTCTTTGGGCAGAAATGTTTCAATTGTGTTATTGCCTTGAGATTTTAAATTAAGCCTAACCCATCCATCATTACCCCTGTCTGCTCCTAGATATATTTGTTTTCTTTCATGATTATAGTAAAGTGCCCATCCTATATTTTGTCTAGATGGAGAAAGCATGCTAATTCCATCTTTTCCATCACGACCATTTTTTCCATCTTTGCCTGGATCACCCTTTTGTCCTTGTGGACCTTGAATACCTTGAGGCCCCTGCTCTCCCTTTGGACCTTGAATACCTTGTGGTCCTTGTGGTCCAGGAACTGCAACATAAGAAATTTGAGATTCTTGTGTATAGTCTTGTTTTTCTTGTGTTAAATCAGAATACTTTTTCTTTTTTGCTGCTTCTGGAAAATCCATGCTCTTTGCCATGAATTGTTCCTACTTTTTTACCTTATAAACCTTATTCCCAATTTTAATAACTGGAGGCAAGTTTGTTTTAGGATCTGAAACTTTTATTACAGCCATTATAAACTACCTGCTGGAGAAACATCTCCTATAACACATATTGATCCAATTACTGGAGTCCAAGTTGTTACATCAGTTCCTGGAATAGTTACCTGTAAATCAAAAGGTATCTCTGCAACAACTGATCTAAAACCACTACCCCAATTTTCTGTTATATCTGATGATATTTTTATTTCAACATAACCATCTTCTGCAACTACTGGAAGATCATCCAAAACATCTCCAGCTGAATCATATGCTGTAGCAAGGTATTCCCATGTTGATGTATCAAAATATGTTACTTCATCATCATCAAAAAATTCAATTTTTAGAGTTGCACTATCACCACGAACGACCCTCCACTGCACATTTGCTGGGTCTGCCCCATGTTTTTCAATATTTGATACGCACATAGTGTGATTATACCATTTCTTATAAGGCCAGTACCCTAGGGGCAGTGGGGTGGGTAGAGAGCAACCTAGGGTACCAGCATGGCAATTATAACATTTATTATTACTAATTTTAACTATTAAATTGTTATAAAAAAGTTATAAAAGAAAAGCGGTATAAACTTGAAAAGTCCAGAGAACATGTGTAT